GTGGGACTAGGTCTCAAAAAAAACGCACTTGGCTTATCTTGCTTCTTTGAATTACACGAAACGCATGCAGCCACTAGGTTTTCAGGATTCAATATCTCTCCACCCTTGGCCACTGGCTCAACGTGATCGACGGTTGTCGCTGGAGCTGAGCAATACTGGCAAGTGTGGCCGTCTCTGGCCAAGATGTACACGCGCATCTTGCGCCAAGCTGAGCCATAGACTCGAGCATGCTTGCCTGTAACCATCAGTAATAACCCTTCACTTTGTGGAACTCCCACGCTTTACACATTGAACCATATCTGCCTTTAATGTAAAGGATAGTGCTATCAATCTGACGGTAAGCATCGAGATTCCGGTAATGCTCTGACTTCATTTGACCTAAGCCGTAATGACTGCCATTGACTGCATTGGGATTCCATTTGGATTCTTTGTCAATGATCTTAGATAAACATTGATATTGCTTATTATCGATGATTCTGGAATGAGCATATAGCTTTAAATAATCAGTATTTGTTATAGCTTCCGCTGGTGTTGTGCCCACAATACATAGAACGCCCACAAGCACCAGACATCGCCTGCGAGCTATACGCCTCAGCGGCTCGCCAGCGAGTATGGATGCTAGCCGATGTGTCAAGTTACTGGCGAGTAAGTGGATAACTTGAGCGGTGCTTTGGCGTGTTGTCCACAGGTTATCCACAGGGCTCACAATTGTTTGACCAATGATTCATCAACGATCTTGATGCTAATTGCACCGCATCCACCGCATTGGGCGAACCACTCATGAAGCGTTAATTCTGCTCCCTTAGTCAAGCCATGCAATTGCCGGGCATCGCCATGTAGCTTTGCGCAGATCGAGCAATCAAACTTTAATGTTCGCATCGCAGTTCCTTTTCAGTATCTCCATTGGTTGCAAATTGATCTGACTGACCCACCAGCCGCCAGATGATGATTCAAACCTAGGGCGCTTTGCAACGCCTACTGGTATCCAACCAGCTAGATAGTAAGTCGGTGATTCACCTACGACCAATACCGCCATGTCAGTGTCTCGATCGTCATTGGTAATGATCAAATGACCGTTGCGATGTGGTGTGCGCTTAACTTCAATTCCTACGCCATTCCATAACACGTCTGGCTCACTTTTGAATGTGTTAACTGTTGGCACAAAGTCCTGAATGTTAGCGTAACGCGCAACGGCAATTTCTGATCCGACTGCCTCAGAATGTATAACGACGGCGCTGTGAAAATTGCCTTTATTGCCGATGAATTTGGGATTAGTGCCAAATGTAGCTTCTCGCTTCAACCCGGCATCGTGTGCAATGTATTCATCATTACGGTTTAATCGAATCATAATCATTTGCAATCCCTACAAATCCAGATCATGTCTAGACCTTGAGCGCCATCGTATCGACCGAAATCAAGCGGCTTCCACTTTTGGCATTTGTCGCACCAATTGATTTCAATTGGGTTTTGCTCCTTGATAATTGTGCCGTCAATGGCAAAGGTTGTTTTTTCGCCTGTGTTTAGCTTAATAATCTCCATTTCGCCCATCACTAAACCTGCGGCTTCCATTGACCATCGGCTGCCAAGACGTACCAAATCGGATTGCATTGATTTGTCTTGACCTTTTCAGCGCACGAATAGTTAGCCCAAGGATTGCCAGTTTTTGCGCTTACGCCTTCGCGCCAGATACGCGACCCATGCGCACATCGCGGAGCAGCTGCTACTAACTGACTGCCCAATTGCGGCGCTATCTCGCCAATGTTTTGCGCTGCGGTTGTAAAACCATCCTCTGAAAATGGCTTGCTCCAAGGATCATCCTCGATCGCTGGCTCAACGTAGGCTTGGACTTGTCGCATTGTTTCCTGTGTAGCCTTTTCCGCACCGCCCATAATTAGCGCCATCACGCGCATCAAAGCTGACGTGACCGTATCCTCGACCATCCAACGGCGCATCTTGTCGCTGTACGCTGCCAAATAGCCATAGGCATAGTCCACGCCCGCCGGCTCAAGCTCTAACTGATTGCGCCAGCCTTTTGCCTGAACTAGCACGTAGCCTTTGACCGCATCAAATTCGACAATCTGGGCATTGAGCCGACCCTCTGGATATGTAGCAATCCATCGATCAGTCCGGTCTTTGTTGCCTTCGTAGTTATCCATAAACGCAGCCATTACTTTGACCGCCTTGACCCGGCAATCTTGCCGCGTACATAACCGACGCGGTTGCCTTCTTTGAGTCCGACTGTGTAGCCCACTATAAAGCCCAAAAAGACTCCTAGTAGTAGCCACATCGCTACTTCTCCCATTGTGTACATCTTTGCTCCCGATTCAGGAAGCTACTGTGTTCGCTCCCTGATAAAAGAATGAACCAAAGCGCTGACATTGTAAAGAACTGCGCTCAATTTTGGGCGTGTCTTAATCCTTTTTTGACTGCATCGCCAGTTCAAGAATCAGCTGATCCAATCGAGCTTCGATTCGGCTCACTTGATCTTTCATGCTTGAACCACCATTCGGGCTCAGTTCCAGCATGACTGATTTGATTATGAGTCTCATTGACGAATAGATGGCGGCTAGTACTGCCAAGATCAGACCACCGACCGCCGTCCATTCGCCGACGCTCACTTTTGTCTGCCGTAAGCTACATCGTTTGGATTAGCCCATCGAGCCAAGACCGGGACAATTCCCGCAATCAAACCCATCGCTAAATCTTTTGGATTTGAATTGCCAGTCATCCAGACTGCTAACGCGCCAGCGATCGAAGCTCTAGCCCAAGATGCCAGCATTGCTTTTGCCTGTGTCATTCTTTGTCTCCTTTGTTCAAGCTCCCGATGAGCGCAGCGACTTTCGCTTTGCTCAAAGTGATTTCATAGTGCATTTCATCGGGTCTCCGAAAATCGCCACCCCATCGCAAACCATATTTTTTCGCAAGCGCCCGAATCATTGGAACTTTTGCCAATGGGAACGTGCCAGCCTTGCCAAGCGGATGTTTTGTCGAATTTAGATCAATCGCCGTTCCGCTCGAATGATTGCTCAGTACCGTCTGACTGCCTCTTACTTCTCTGTAACAATAACCCCAGTCATCAAGTGAGCCTTCATCGATCGGCTCAATCAGTGCATGAAATTCAGCTGCAAAGCCGACCAACAATGGCGCAACTGCCTTATTGCACGTCAGCTTGATCTTCGTTCCCGGCACTAGGAATGAATCGATGTCGATTTCTTGTCTGACTTTGGATGCAATCCAGCCGTTTTGTGATGTAGTCATTTAAGCAATAGTGCAGCTTCATCGGCTGTGATGCCTAGACGATTTAGAAGTTCCGCTTTAGCCTCTGCCTTTGCCGTTTCTGCTTCTAGTTTTGCAGCCGCTTCTGCTTCACGCGCGTCTATTTGCAATGCTTCCTCAGGCGTTGCATCTCTTACTAAATCGTCAATTTGCACTTTGTGTGTCATTTTATCTCCTTATGAATTCTGATAACCATAAACGCGGATGGTGCCGCCTGTGATTGTTCCTGTACTTGTAGTCAAGGTAAAATCTGTGTGCTGCGTTGTAGAAGCCTCGCTGCCATTAAATGCTAAATTTATCGTGCCTGTGCTGCTTCTAGCCGATTTTGTGTAAATCATTGTGCGTTTTGCTAAATTAGGATTTTGTAGCGTAAATTCACCAGATATATTGCTAGTGTCACCCATAGCAGCAAATACAAATTCAGCTTGATTATTGCCATTATCGCCTGAAACGGTAGAAGCAGTAGCATTTCCATACACACCAAAAAAATAGTATCCTGTTGCAGTAGAGCCTAAACGTAAATTCAAATGGTTATTGGTTGAGGCAACTCCGCCATTTATTGTAACCAAATAATTATCATAAGTGGCGCTAAATGCGCTGGTAACTGTTACTGAAGATACTGTTGTGCCGATTGTTTGAGATTTGATAAAAGTTAAACCACCACCACCTGCTGCTGGCGTTGCCCAAGTTGGAACGCCACCGGCAACAGTAAGCACTTGTGAAGTTGATCCAATCCCCAATCGAGTGACCGCGCTCGATCCAGTTGCGTAAATTACATCTCCAGCAGTTGTGACCGTTGATTTCGGTACTGCTGCTGCTGCAAGATCATAAGCGGATTTAACAGCTGTTGGTGTTGCAGCTAAAATTGAAGAAGTAGTTGATGTTGAATCTGAAAGTTGAACCGCGCCTTTTTGAGTAGTTAGTGCATCTTGAATGCCGACTGTGATTGCACCCGATGAACCGCCGCCAGTAAGCGGTGTGGTTGCCGTGATGCCAGTGATGTCACCTTGATCATTTGCGATCCAAGTAAAGTCCATGTCGGTGGCAGATGCTTTGGACAAGATGTAACCAGATGCCCCGCCTAATAAATCTTGCATTGATGTTGCAACAGCTTGACCAAATACCTCAAAATCAGCTGGTAAGTCAGTGACCAAATCAGTCGCGGTTGGCATTTGCCAGCTGAATGGTGTTGTCGGATTGCTCATATTTTCTCCTTATGCCACGACTAGGGCGTTTTCCCAGTCAAGTATCCCAGAAATTGTATTCCAAGCCTCAGCGACACTTACATCTTGCCACTGCATTGCCTGCAATGAATACGCCAAAGGCGAGAGATTTAAGCTGACGCTGATTTCGTTATAGGCGGCTTGGAATGTAAAACCCTCGACGAATCCAAGGTACGTTCCCGATGACATATTGAGCGGCAGATTTGCGATATTGACTGGCATGCCCATAAAGACCTTGATTAGCGCGTCTCGATCGGTGTCGTCGATCTCTGGATTTGTCAGCTGGTAAGTGATCGAATTTAGATTGAACTCTGGGAACGCTCTTAGCGATAAATAAAAGTCCGCCTGATCTTCGGCATCGACTGTGTGCTTGACCGTAGTGGTAAAGATTTGTGCCAGTTCGCCAAATAGGGCAACCGATTCTGAATTGGCAGCGCTGACCTCGGATGTCGAATTTGTGCCGTATTTGAGGGTGATCCTGTTGCGTACATCGCCCGCCCTCGATTGGATCGTTAGCCCTGCGCCTTGAGCTTGATTGGCACTTAGATCGACGTAGCCATTGGTTGCAAGATAGATCGATCGATGGTCTGCCGATGCGTATGAAATCAAGCCTTGGGCGTCCTCATAGATATAACCTAAACCGCTGGTTGCCAAAGCTGAAACCAAAGAATAAACGTCAGTGCGGCTAGATGACCTTTGAGCCAGCTCGTATGTGCCGGGCGTATCGATTTCGCCAAGCCCGGTATTTTCGGCATCTTGCCATTGGACTGTCGGATCGTAAGTATTCCATTGAAGCGCGCTCGGTACTTCGCCCCAGTTATTGACCAGTAAGTCGGTCAGAATTGTTAAGATTTGGTTGCCGTCAAAATCCTGCGTTAAGACGCCATTTGTCAGCGCCTTTGGCAATCGCGCCAAAGCGCCCAATGCGATGATCTTGATGCGTTGCGCAAATGCCACGTTGCCAAGCTCTGCAACCGCGATCGATACCTCAGTTACTGACCCGCCAAAGATCGGCACGTATGTTGCGGTTGAATCTTGCAGCTCGACCGTTAATGAACTGTTGATTCCAATGGCGACGTTCGATTGATCTAGATTTATCAGCTCGATGTTGATGTATCCCGCTTGGGCTTGTTCGTAGATATTGTTTCGCCCCGATGTAATCGTCAGATTTGCCAAAACCGATGATTGATATTCGACGCCATCAATTATGACTTTATATATTGGATTAAAGATTGTCATTGCTTATACCGTTACGAAAGCGTTAGCGCCGCCAGTGCCCCTAAAGAATGACCTATTTACAACGTCCACAATAGTTCGCGCGGCTTGTTCTGGATCGCCGATGACGCCTTGATTGATAGTTATATTCATCGCAACGCCGGGCGTACTTTCTGCAAATGAGGCAGTGTTATCGCTTGCAAATGATCCACTCAAAACCGCTTCTGGAACACTAATTTTTGGAGTTACTGGAACAACAATTTTTGGAGTTACTGGAACAACAATTTTTGGATCGACAATTTTTGGAGTTACTGGAACAACAATTTTTGGATCGACATTTCCCAACACGCCCGAAATACTGCTGAACTTTTGTGGTGTTGTTTGAATTCCTTTTATGGATGGAATATCCGTTCCGGGCTTGATTAGGTTGATTCCGCGAATGACTGCATTGACCCCATCAATGGCAACATCAAGAATTGGCTTAATGAACGACAGCACCTTAGAAAATACATCGATTACCACGCCAGCGACGTCGCCGATAACGCTCAGTGATGTGCCAATGACTTTGCCGATGATTGGGGCAATTACTTTCACAACCTCAAAAAATGACGTAAAAGCATCTTTATTTTCTACAATGGCATCTTTGACTTTTGTAAATAATTTGACCAATCCTTCAAAGATTGGGGTTGCATAAGATTGAACCACTGCAACGGTCTCTTGAATGCGCGTGCCAAGACCATTCGGCTCTTTTGAACTGATTGCCTCAGAAAATTGCTGGACTATTGGGAGAATGTAAGTCTTTATTAAATCAAGAAACTTTTGCAAAATAGGCAACAAAGCGAAACCAATAGTCTCTTTTGCCTCATTCAAACCATTTTTTAAGATTTCAATTCGTCCAGCAAATGTCTCAGCATTGGCAGCAGCCGCGCCGCCAAATAACTTAGTAAGATATTCCTGTTGTTCCGTGAACGACATAGTTTTCAATTCGGCGGCAGATAAGCCAATACCTAATTTGCCAAGCGCGGTTGAATTCCCGTCATAGCTTTTGCCAAGTGCATTTGCGACTACATCTAAACTTTTGCCCGTCGATTGGCTTATATCCAAAGATAAATTAAGCAAATCTTGTGCCTTAGTAACGTCGCCAGTGGAAAGAGACAACCGCTGCAAAGCTGGACGCAGTTTGTCATCCGCGACCCCGGTCGCTAGTGATGTTTTAAGTATTTGCTTTTCTACCGATGCAATCATTTGATCGGTTGCGCCTGTAGCGTTCCTCAAAGCCGTTGCAAGACGTATTTGAGCCGCTTCATCCTCGATAGCTGCCTTTACCCCATCAACGCCAATCTTGACCGCGTATGCGGCAGCTGCGACGGCTGCGACTGCAAATGCAGCGGCGGCCTTCTTACCAAAATCGCCAACTTTGGATGCAAAAGTTTCGACCTCAGCTTGGCCGCCTTTGATTCCTTTTTTCAGATCATCAAAGTCAGCATCAAAGGTG